GTAGCATACATGCTGATTGCGGCCACCTTGTTTCAGACATACCCTGCGAGCACACGACTACAGTGGGTAAAAGACTATTACGATGCAATTAGCCTTCATGACATTAGCCTTCCTACTCCTGTTATGGCAGGGGTCAGAACTCCTCAGAAGCAGTTCTCTAGTTGCGTTCTCATTGAGACTGATGATAGTCTTGATAGCATTAATGCTACTACAAGTGCTATTGTTAAGTATGTGAGTCAGAAAGCAGGAATTGGGATTGGTGCAGGAAGAATACGTGCCCTAGGATCGCCTATTCGCAATGGCGATGCATATCACACAGGCGTAGTTCCGTTCTACAAAATGTTTCAAGCAGCCACACGTAGTTGTAGCCAAGGTGGTGTGCGCAACGGAGCAGCCACCCTGTACTATCCAGTATGGCATTTAGAAATCGAAGATCTTCTGGTGTTGAAAAACAACAAAGGCACAGAAGACAACCGTGTGCGACACATGGACTATGGTGTTCAGTTTAATCGCGTGATGTATGAGCGATTGCTAACAGGCGGAGACATTACCTTGTTTTCGCCTAAAGATGTACCTGAAATGTACGATGCATTTTTTACAGATGCAGATCGATTCAAAGAGTTGTATGAAACAGCAGAACGTAATACCAAGTTGAGAAAAAAGAAGATTAAGGCAGCTGACTTGTTCAGTCGCTTTATGCAGGAACGCAAGGATACCGGACGTATCTATCTGCAGAATGTGGACCATGCTAACACGCACAGTCCATTCAAAGTAGATCGTGCCCCGATACGTATGAGTAATCTTTGCTCAGAGATCGATTTGCCTACAGTACCGTTGAACGATGTCAATGACGAGGATGGTAGGATCGCCCTGTGTACTTTATCAGCGATCAATTGGGGCAATGTAAAAAGCCCACATGACTTTGAAAAAATGTGTACTCTGGCAGTTCGAGGGTTAGATGCATTATTAACATATCAGAAGTATCCAATACGGGCAGCTGAATTAGCTACCGAAGAGTTCCGTCCACTGGGTGTTGGTATTATCAACTTCGCCTACTGGTTGGCCAAGAATGATGTAAGTTATTCGGACTCTCGTGCCCTGCCCTTGGTTGACGAGTATGCAGAAGCCTGGAGTTACTATTTGATCAAGGCTTCTGCAGACCTCGCACAAGAACAAGGTGCGTGTACTAGATGGAAAGATCTCAAGAGCGCAGATGGTATATTGCCTATTGACACACGTAAAACTGATGTAGATGAATTAGTTCCACACATCGAGCGCATGCCATGGCAAAGTTTACGTGAACAAGTACAACGAACTGGTCAGCGTAATGCTACACTAATGGCACTGATGCCTGCAGAAACATCAGCACAGATCAGCAATGCCACTAACGGTATTGAGCCACCGCGAAGCTATGTAAGTATCAAAGGTTCAAAGCATGGTCAATTAAAACAGGTTGTGCCTGAGTATCGTAAGTTGAAAAACAAATACGAACTATTATGGCATCAGCGTAGTCCAGAGGGCTACATGAATATCTGTGCTGTATTACAAAAATATATTGATCAAGGTATATCGGTTAACACATCCTACAATCCACAGTACTACCAAGATGAAAAAATTCCAATGAGTGATATGCTCAAGCATCTACTACAATTCTACAAGTTCGGCGGCAAGCAACTTTACTACTTTAATACCTATGATGGTCAAGGTGAAATTGACATCGACAAACTAAATGCAAAAGAACCTTTACAAGAGCTGAGTCCAATCAACGAAGCTGACTGTGAAAGTTGTGTAATCTAAATCAAGGAAAAATAATGAGCGTTTTTAATACCAAGAAGAAAAATCATCTGGCCAGCCTGGCTTTTCTTGATTCCAGTGGCGGAGTAACTATTCAAAGATTCGACATACTAAAGTATCGTCAATTTGAAAAACTAACTGACAAACAACTAGGTTTTTTCTGGCGTCCAGAAGAAATTGATGTAATGAGAGATGCTAAAGATTTTAAGGACCTAACACCGTATGAGCAACACATTTTCACATCGAACCTTAAGCGACAGATACTGCTGGACTCTGTGCAAGGTCGCAGCCCCAATTTGGCTTTTCTTCCTATTGTATCATTACCTGAGCTGGAAACATGGATTCAAACTTGGAGCTTCAATGAAACAATACATAGCCGTAGTTATACTCATATTATTCGCAACGTATATTCTGACCCTAGTAAAATATTTGATGAGCTCGTGGATGTCCCTGAAATTGTCGAATGCGCAGGTGATATCTCGGGATACTACGACAGACTGATAGAAGCCGGGCAATGGTTTAATTTGCTAGGTGTAGGAAAGCACACAGTGAACGGAAAAGAAATCACAGTTGACCTCTACGAACTTAAAAAGAAATTATGGCTAGGTCTTAACTCCGTAAACGCCCTTGAAGGTATTCGCTTCTATGTGAGCTTTGCCTGCTCCTGGGCATTTGCTGAACTCAAGAAGATGGAAGGCAATGCTAAAATTATTAAATTGATTGCTCGTGATGAAAATGTACATCTAGGATCAACACAGACCTTGCTTAAACTCTTGCCTCAAGATGATCCTGACTATGTGACTATCAAGGAAGAAACCAAAGCTGAATGTGAAGAAATGTTCCTACGTGCGGCCGCACAAGAACGTGCATGGGCACACTATCTGTTCAAGGACGGAAGCATGATTGGCCTGAACGAACAGTTGTTGTGTGACTATGTTGATTGGTTGACTTGCAAGCGTATGACCGCGGTTGGTTTGAAGTGTGGCATCAAGACAGGATCAAATCCTTTGCCATGGACCGCTAAATGGATTGCAGGTGCTGAAGTTCAAGTTGCACCCCAGGAAACTGAGATAAGTAGTTATGTGGTTGGCGGTACCAAGCAGGACGTTGACTCTAACACTTTCAAAGGATTCAGTTTATAAATGATCACAGTATATTCGAAAAATAATTGCCCATTCTGCGTACAGGCCAAAAACCTACTAAAACTCAAAGGTGTTGACTACACTGAAATCAAGATTGACGAAGATGCATCTGCAAAAGATTTTGTTCTAGCAGAAGGGCACCGTACAGTGCCACAATTATACAAAGACGGTAAACTACTGGTCGAGGGTGGTTACCAAGGCTTGGCAAAACAGCCAGCTGAATTTTTTGAAACCCTAAGAGGATAAAATGTTAATTTCAAAAACAGCCTATACAGCCGGTGATATCGTTGCCTTCAAATTGGTCAACGGTGATGAATGTGTGGCCAAAATTGTAGAAGTCACACCGATGGAATATGTAGTAAGCAAGCCTTGCACAGTGGTTCCTAGTCCGAAAGGCATAGGCATGATGCAGAGTTTGTTCACTGCTGAGTTGAGCAAAGATGTTCATCTCAGTGCTACTCATGTGCTGATGCATGCCATGGTGGTAAAAGAAATAAAAGACTACTATCTCCAAACAACAACAGGTATTGCAACAGCGCCTGCAGGACTGGTGATTTAATATGCCAGGCGCCGCACGACAAGGACAAGACACAGCAGGCGGCACCATTGTTGCTGGATCACCTAATGTGATCACAAATGGTACTCCTCAAGCACGAATTGGTGATGCGGTGCAAGGACATGACCTGCCGCCGCATGCCGCACCAAAGATGGCAGAAGGCAGTCCCAACGTTATTGTAAATGGTATACCTGCCAGTCGAGCCGGGGATAACGCCACATGTGGCCACCCAGCAACAGGCAGTCCTAATGTGATTATAAACTAACATGAGTTATTCAGCTGTTCAATTGATTGCTATCAGTGGGTTGTTGCAAAACACCGGACTAGGTGTGAGCACAAGATTGGTAGCACAATTAAACAACATGCAAAACACAGTAGTAATCACTGGTAAACTCCGAAGAGTTGCGGTGCATCCAAATGTAGCATCGCTGGTGCTTGATTCAATGAGAACCACATTGCCTGGAATTTGCGGGGTCGCACCAGTGACTTACACCAGTTTGTCTGCTTCTATAACAGCAGTTGACATTACAGAAAGCATACGCACAAGAGCCAATCAGTTTTTCCTACGAGGCGTAAATGGATACCTTGGCATTTTGTCAAGAGCTGATTCCGATTGTCGAATGTCACGTGATGTGCTCGGAGCAGTATACTCTTATGATGGAGCATCATTTTCCAGCGTGAACCCTGATGTTACGAAACATATTGATTTAGCTACAGGTGGACTTTCAAGCAAATTTGGTCCATTGGCTAAAAATTCTGAAAATTATAGACGAGCCAGTGGACTTTATAGTGCTGGAGTTGGATCAGGCGGAACCATAACAACTGATGCCAAGGATGTTGAGCGCAGTATTCGTGCATTAAGCCAAGGAATGCGCCGTCTTGGCACACTGTATAATTTATTTGACTTGTCGACGCTGGGAACACCGGCTGGACTGATAAAAAGTTTGTATGCACAAGGTCTGCTGTCAAATAGATATAGTGGGCGTGAAGGCACAAAAGATGCAGATTTCATTGAAGCATTACTCAGCGAAGGAATTACTCTTACAAATATTGATACGGCCAATCAAACTGTATTGACTGATCTGTTGACCAAGGTCACAGACCCAAGATTTCTTAACAGGGTAATTACCGCTACTGGATTAGACGCAGCAAATGTAGGGGGTGGGGGTAGGGGTATTGCCAATGCCGGGGATTTCTTAAAAGCAAATAAAGTTATGCCAGCCAATGCAGTTGATGCAATTCCTTACGGAACATTGTATCAACTTGGTCAACAATTGTTGTCATTGAATATATCATATGCAACAACGGATGCATTGTTCGACGCCCTGCTAAAAATTAATGTTCCTGAACATGACAATTTAGCAAATCTAACCAGACCAGTGCCAACAGCTGATATAGCAGTTATTCGAAACTCGGTGCCATCTGGTACGGGAGATTTTTCTTCGTGTAAAATACAAGAATTAATTGGAACTCCGTCGGGGTATGTGCATTTAGATTCTCTGGACACTATAGCATTGATTGCATCTAAACTTTCGTCAACCACTGAAGGATTGGCATTGATATCAGCTGTCGATGCAGTGTACGATAAGTATGCCGCAGATCTAAGTGCCACAGCAGAAGAATCTGCGTTGATAGCCGCAATTGATTCACTGGCTGCTGTTGCAGACTATAAACAAAACATTGCGTCAACTAACATTGCAATATCAAACTGTATTGATCAAATTGAACTGGAAATCGTTAACTGTAGTAAAACTGGACTAGACATATACTCAACTGTGCCAGGAAACAATAGTATCATAACAACCATTATCAGTTTTCCAAATTTTGGAGTAGACTATCACAATTCTGGAATTAAAAATATGTTGATTGACATGACAACTGCTGACAGGTATGGCGAAGCAGTAAAGGCCTGCTTGATACAAGGACAAAATGACAGTATACTTCAAACAATTGGTACTAAAAATATTGGAATTCCTGATGTTGCTTCCAATGCAAAAAAATATCAATTTGAATCTGGGCAAACAACGTTGACGATCCAACAACGAGAAAATGTGATTGCTGATGCAAGAGCTCAACAATTAATTGAAAGTGATGCGATTCGAAATGCAGAACTTTATGGATACAACAATCAATATTATGTGAGCCGTGGTTATCCCGTGGCATAAACATAACACTTATTGGCAGTTATAACCCAGTATAATTGCCATTAACGGCTTGTATTATGAGCATAAGCCGTATTTAAGTTGACACAGCCAGACTTATAGTGTACTATTAACATGATCCTGTGTTCTTAAATATCACTACCATCTGAAACTAAGGAGAAACAAAATGACTCTAACCAATGAACTTTGGAAAAAGTATATTCCAATTGCAACGAAATTAATAATCGGAAGCGTAGCATTTATTTTTTGCATTATCATGGTAACTAAAGTTACCCAGGCAAAAATGCAACATCTGCGCAACGCAAATAACATGACCGAAATTAGTTATGTAACAACCGCCACTCGCGAGCGTCAGCTGGCATGCTTGGCTAAAAATATCTATTACGAAGCAGGTTATGAAAGCTTCGAAGGAAAAGTTGCTGTGGCACAAGTAACAATCAACCGTGCCAACAGCGGTGACTTTCCTAGCGACATCTGTGGCGTGATCTATCAGAAAAGCGTTATTTACTCAAGGGTGATCTGCCAGTTCAGCTGGTACTGTGAACAGCCCGGTAAGATAAAGCCAATGTATCCTGCTGCCTATAACGAAAGTATGGCCGTGGCTAAAAAAGTTCTACTGGAAAACTTTAGACTTGACGGATTGAAGACAGCCATGTATTATCACGCTGACTATGTGAATCCAGGCTGGGGCAAAGAAAAAGTTGCCAAGATTGGTCGTCACATATTTTATTCCAACCGTTCTGCTAAAGGATCTTCATGAAAAAAATCACACTTGACACAGTCCGAGCTGATGTAACAGTTTGGATCAAAGAGCATGTTGTAACAATCAGTGCTGAAACACTAGGATGGATGGCTGCAATGTTCATCCACTTTAGTATTATTCCAACACTGTTGGCTGCGATGGCAGGGCTAACAGACAAGATGCCACCTGTAGACATGGTGATGTTTTGTTGGGGCGCACTTGGCCTACTGTTCATCAAAGCAGTGATGCTCCGTGATCGTCTTAACACATTAACCATTGGCATAGGCTTTATTGTTCAATGCTCTTTAATGGGACTCATGTTATTCAAATAAATACTTGTACGGTGATTGGAGGCCGTTGAACATGAGCAAAAATTCCCAGGTTGTTACAGAAGTTGAACTAGAAGAGGAAGAGCTGGTAGTAGAAGAAATGGAACTGGATAGTCAAGACTACGGTTTTATTATCAGTGCAGACGGCGAACTAAAACACCTGTTTACACCGGATGAATTTTATCTTGACCCTCCGCCATTGGTCAAGAAGATATTAAAATTGCTAGGGATCAAGGATATCAATACCGTAGCAACTGACGATTGCAGTGACACACTACACTAGGTCATAAAAAAGCCCACTTAAAGTGGGCTTTTTGTTTTGTTACAGTTTAGAACTGTGCAAGTAATTCTTTTGCTTCTGTGGTATCTTCGATCTCGTCTGCGAACGCCAACTGCATGAGTTCAATTATAGTACAACAATCCTGTTGTTGCGCAGGCGGCAGGGTAGCAATGAATGCCTCTACACTTTCACGTTCCTGTAGGTCCCACATGATATCTGCCAGTGCCATTTGTTTAGGTGACAACCCGTGAATTTCAATGTCCATTTTCTATCTCCTCAATGTGACGGCATGCGCCGCGAAACTTAAAACCAGAGCAGGTGCAGTTGTACACTGAGCCATCCTTCTCTACTGTATACTTATCGCCCTTGGTGCCTGTAACAGTCCAGGTTGGGTTTGCAGTAATAACCGCACCCGACACTGTCCATTTGTAGATATTGCGCACTTCTTCAAACTTGCGACCACGGGTGTCAATGCGAATTGGGTTTTTGAATGTTTGAGTTTCTGCAGGGTTGCCAAACTTTGCATAGGCAAACATCTTGTCTTTGCTGTCATCCATCCAGTACACATGATTGCAGTTTGCAACAGACTTGTCCGGCCACTCGGTGACTTCAAGGAATGCTTTCATGTTAGGCTTTCAGTAGTTCAACGGTCATGCAATGTAGCATGTCAACTTCCTCGCGCTCGACATAGAAGTCGGTGCGTGGATCCCAGTACTCACCTGCCCGAGCATCGTAGTAGAGCACTCGTCCGTTGGCATAATGGAACGGACCTTCTAGCCCTTTGCGAGGGCCATACTCTTGGTTGTGTTTGAAAACGGTATAAGCCATATTAACCCCAGTCCTTTTTGTCACCGTGTGCTTCGTTGTATTCATAGCCTGCCATGTAGGCTTCGTATTCAGCGGTACCGAGCTCAGCCACGATTGGCCAGTTTGCATAGGTGTCGCCTGCAAAGAAATGCGGACTAGGACTGCGGTGGTAGTAGCTGTCTGCACTGCCACGATCAAATGCACCGCCATGGCGTGTGAACTTTTCGGCTATCTTTTTTGTGTCTATTGCAAACATGATGTCTCCTTAGTGTGAGTTCAGTGCAGGGTTGTAAGTACGGATCAGTTCACGCTCACGTGCATGAGCAGGCTTGCGTCCACGCACAATTTCAACAAGACCGTATGTGTGTGCAAGTGTACCGTGTTCACGAATGCTCTTGCACAAGTTCCAATCTTTGTTTTCTGTTACCGCACGACGAACGTGTTTTTGGATGCGCACTTTGAGCGCCCGGCGAACGTTACCAGCACACACGGTAATACCAATGTACTGCTCACCTGTCACTGTATTGGTGATACAGTACACAGCATGGTTAGTATCTTGGCGTCTTTTGCGGGTGGGCTTTTCTAAGTTCATGTTATTATTATAGCCGAAATGGGCTTTTTGGTCAACCGTTTTCAGGGCTATTTTGCTAGGTTAGTGCCCGCTAACCTGTTGATTTTGCAGGGCTAAAAAGTAGTACTTTAGCAACAGTTTTTTAACCTGGTAAAATGTTGCTTTTTTGCAACATTTTTGCACAAAATGCAGGTGGTAAATACGTTATAAACAACAGAAAAATATGACAATTAATGCAAATGCTTATCCAAACACGAGCGGAATGATCGTTAACGAATTCTTGGGGGTGTTTGCAAACACCGCAAGTACGTCAACTTCTACCGGCGTGGTGCAAGTATGGGGTGGTGTCGGCATACGTGGAAATGTCAATGCTGGCGGCAACCTGGTTACGACTGGATCCACCAGCATTGGCACATTCATGAAGCTGATACCCGGCACTGCTCCAAGTGGCCCAGACGAAGGCACCGTGTACTACGACAGTGCCAGCCACACGCTGAAATTCTACAATGGCACAGTGTGGAAAACAATCACCACAGATTAAACCAATGGAACATTTTTACAGTCACATAGATGGATGGAGTCACTATCTAATACCACTCTATACCCACCTAGTACCAAAACTACCATCACACTGTGTGGTTGTCGAAGTAGGCTGCTGGAAAGGTCGCAGTACTGCATTCTTGGCAGTTACCCTGATCCAGCATGGTAAAGTTTTTCGACTGCATGCAGTGGATCACTGGAAGGGCTGTTTAGAAAGCTATTATCAAAATGGTCAGGTGGCACGAGAAATCCGTGACGATAAAGTGTTTGATGATTTCAAGCGAAATCTTGCACCGGTAGCAGAGCACATGAATATCATTAGATCCAACAGTGTTGATGCTGCCGCACAGTTTGAAGACAACAGCCTAGACATGGTAACTATTGATGACGATCACTTGTACGAAAGCGTGATCAACAGCATCATGGCCTGGGCACCAAAACTAAAACCAGGCGGGTTCCTGTGCGGCGACGATTGCGACAAGCATTATCCTGGCGTGGAACGTGCGGTCAGAGAAGCATTTGGCCAAGACTGGGTACTGCTCACAATCACTGATGGTATTGGAAAACACACTGATCCTGGATCCTGGATCTGGACCAAGCCGGAAAACTGGGTGCCACCTACAATACACGAAATGCCCGCAGATCTATGGGCACCTAAAGTGCCAGAACCAGAGCCCGAACCAGTGGTAGAAGTAGTTCCGGAACCAGAGGTGGAAGAACTGCCTCCACCTGCGGAGCCAGCGATTCCTACCAGCACACTACAAAACAACAGGCAACATGTTATTGGCTAAGCAGGTAAATACCCTATAAGTATAAAAGGACAAATTATGTCAACAATCACAACTAGAAAAGGTGCGCATGTAACAGTACCTGCTAAAACATACAACAGCGTGACCAGTGGAAACAGTGCAAATGTAACACTTTCGGCCACGGCTTCAATTGCACGATTAGCGGTAACCGCAGATACCTGGATAGCATTAGCTAATGTTGCATACACAGCCAATGCCACACTGATGACAGCAGGTGCTACAGAATTTTTTGCGGTAAATGCAAGTAGCAAGATATCATTCATACAGGTCAGCACAGCTGGCAATATTAGCATTGCTGAGCTAGGCGGAATAGGATTCTAACATGCCAATACTGGTAGCACTGCTACCAGCACTTGGAGTGCTGTGCGAATAAGCCATATGTTTTTGGCCAAACGTAACTCAACACCTTAGACAACCAAACTTCTTGCATTTTTCCAAATAGTCTAGTAAACTTAGACAGTAAACTTCTAGGTAAATACAAACTA